CTGGTACAAACAGAGCCTTTATAATAGGTGTTGATAAATCAAAAATGAGATTATATGATGTTGAGAACTCAGCACAGAATATAGTAGATAGCAACCAAACAAAGGAAAAAGAAAATTATCCATCACCTGAACAGGCGTATGATAAGTTTTCAGATTTTAAAATATAATGACAAAGACACAAAAAGTTAAATTTCATAGAGGTGATAGAAGGCCAAATAATGAACAACCTAGTCTATCATATACAAAGAAGATGGTAAAGAGAGGTAAGAATATTATATGGCAGGTTATAGAAAAACCAACCAAGAATGTTGTTAGTGAGTGTTTTTTTGAAGAAGATGCACATAAACTAGTTAAGTTTCAAAACAAAAACAAAGTATGGGAATCTAACGGTGGCATACCAAAATTTCTTTGGACAACAATTTAGTCTTATAAATATAAGAAACAATTGAGTTATATGGAAACAGTGATTATAGTAATGGAAACAATGAGAGAGAAATGTTTAGTTTTAAAGGATTTTTTACAAAAGAAAAGAATACACATTTAGAACACCTAGAGGACGATATAATAAATCGTGGTTCAAAGGGTGGTGAGAATGCTATTAACTTCCTTAATTCAATAAGGGATATGCTAGCAGGTTCATCAAAGGCAAAAGTTAATATGTCTGTTAAGTGGGACGGAGCTCCTGCTATCATATGTGGTATCAATCCTGAAAACGGTCAATTCTTTGTTGGCACTAAAGCAGTATTCAATGCTACTCCAAAAATCAATTACACAAGCAGTGATATAAGAAGAAACCATAGTGGTGGTCTTGCTGAAAAATTAACAATAGCATTAAGAGAATTAAAAAAATTAAAGATAACTGGTATACTACAAGGCGACTTTCTATTTTCAAAATCAGATTTAAAGATAGCAAAAATTGATGGTGAAAGTATGATTACATTTACACCAAACACAATCACTTACGCTGTTCCATTTGATTCAACCATTGGCAAAAGAATAAAAAAAGCTAGAATGGGAATAGTATTTCACACATCCTATTCAGGTAAAACAATGAAAGATTTGAGAGCAGGCTTTGGTACAGTATCAGGTAAATCTGGAATATCTTCTATATTCTTAGCTGACGCTGCCTACAAAGATGTAAGTGGATCGGCAAAATTAACTACAAGTGAGTTAGCAACATTTAATGCTAGAATAAGAATGGCTCAAGGTTCTCTATCAAAGGCAAGTAAGATGTTAGATGAAATGAGTAAATCATCATCCGACGCCCTATCAATTGGATATAGATTAAAAACTTTCTTCAATCACTTTATAAGAAACACACAAGGTAATATGGCCAAAGTGAAAACACTTGTAGATATGTTTGGTGAATACTACGAAAACATTTTACAAGCAGAAATAGATAGTAAAAAAACTGAAGCAGGTAAAAAGAGATATAAAGATGCATTGAAAAAGAACATGAATATTATAAACAGAAATAAACAGGCACTTTACTTTGCTATTGCTTCACACGTAACACTACAAAATGCCAAAAATTATTTGGTAAATAAATTAAGTGAGATACAAAGTATAGGACATTTTTTAAGAACACCAAATGGTTACAAGGTAACGGCACCAGAAGGATTTGTGGCCGTTGATAGAGGTGCTGGTGCTGTTAAGTTAGTAGATAGATTAGAATTTAGTAGAGCCAATTTTACGGCTGAAAAAGATTGGGTAAAAGGATAAAATGAAGGAGAAAAAAATGAATATATCAGAAAACACAGCAATAAGTATGCCAATGAAAAATATGTTGGCAATCATAGCTGGTGTTGCTATGGGGGTGTTTGCTTATACAGAGGTAACATCCAGACTAACAAGTTTAGAAACATCAAGGGAATTGTTTCAAGCAGACTTACTTAAAAAATCTGAACAATTACCAACTGACCAAGAACAGTTTATGTTGATAGAAGATTTATATAAGTCAACAGAAAAACTTGAAAAAACACAAGAACAAAACATGACTAACAAAGTTAACATAGAATTTTTAAGAGATCAACTAGATAAAGCATTAATTGATGTTGAAAAATTAAAAGACAAAGTTAGAAAGAACGGTAACGGGGAGCACTAGGAACACTAATGATAGAAATAGTAGTTGCATTATTAATGATTGTGAATGGAGAAATAAAAGAACATAGAATACAAGACACAATGTCAACTTGTTTAAAAGCTAAAAGAGTTGCAATGAGATCAGGTACAAGTCGTATAGATTATCAATGTATAAAATCAAAGGCAGAAACAGAGATTTACATTGGCGAGAAATCAATTGTAAAATTAATATTAAAATGAATATAATCTTAATAGGTGGGCCAGGTTCAGGTAAATCAACATATTCTGAACTCATAAAGAAAGAGTTAGATATAGAACATATCTATCCTGGTGAACTATTAAGAAAAGAAAAAGCAAAAGGCGGTGAGATTGCCAAAAAATTATCTAATTTAGGTAAAGGTGGTTTTGCTCCTAATGATATAGTTTTAAAACTTGTATTTGACGCTGTAGATAAGGCAGAGAACGGATTTGTATTTGATGGTTTTCCTAGATACATGCAACAAGTTAAAGATTTAGAAAATAAGAATATTAAAATAGACAAAGTAGTATTTTTAAATGTAAGTGAACAAGAAGTAATAAGAAGACTTACAGCAAGAGGTAGAGCAGATGATAAACCAGAAATTATTAAAAACAGAATTGCTTTATACAAAAAAGAAACAGGACCAGTGATAGAATATTACAGAAAGAAACCAGGTTTTATAGAGATTAAAGCTGAGGGTGGTGAACCTAAAGATATTGCTAATAAGATTATAAAACAATTAAAGGCAAAACCATTGAGAGAATTTAGAGAGTATTTAAATGAGGGAGTTTATGATCCTGGTATATTCAAAGCTTTCTTTTTAGCAGGTGGTCCAGGCTCTGGCAAAACATTTGTAACACAAACAGCATTTGCTGGCACAGGTTTAAAAGTAGTCAATTCAGATAACGCATTTGAAAGTGGTTTAAAAAAAGCAAATCTTTCAATTAAAATGCCAGATGAAGAAGAATACTTTAGAAATATTATTAGACAAAGGGCTAAGACAACCACTGGTAATCAATTAGATAAATATGTAGAAGGACGATTAGGCCTTATTGTTGACGCTACAGGTAGAGATTTAACACTTGTTCAAAGACAAGTAAGTATGTTAAAAAATATTGGTTATGATTGTCATATGGTATTTGTGAATACGAGTTTAGATGTGGCTTTAGAAAGAAATGCAAATAGACCAAGACAAGTACCGGAATACATTGTAAAGAAAAGTTGGAATGAAGTACAAACAAATATAGGTGCATTTCAAAGAGTTTTTAGTCCAGGTAAAATGTTAGTTGTTGATAACAATAGAAGTGAAAAAGAATTAGTTAGTGCTGTATTAAGTACAGCTTCTAAATTTATTAGAAGTAAATTAAGAACTAAACCAGAAAATGGTATTGCCATGAACTGGATAAAGAAAGAATTAGAGTTAAAAAAAAGATGAGATTTAAAGATTACGTACTAGAAAGTATCATAGATATACCAAGAACAACATATGCGCCAGCCGTGTTTGATGACGCTGACACTAAAAATCCTAAAATTAAATCTAGTGTTCTAAAATTAATTAACGATCAAATAAAAGATTTTAAAAAAGATTATCCAGTTATCAAAATAGCATTGATAGGTTCTATACTTACAAAGAGATATAGAAATGACGCCGATCTGGACATCAATGTATTATTTGATGTACCAAAAGAAAAACAAGAAGACGAAAGAGTAAGTCTTTCTCAAAAATATTTGTCAGCAAAAAATCCAGACAACATTCAAGGTAAAGAAATACCAGGAACTAAACACCCAATTAATTTTTACTTCATCACAGATCAGGAAACTTATGATGACCAGAATAAAAAAGCTGATGCTGTGTTCGATATAGAAAAAAACAAGTTCATCAAAAGACCAGATGATTTTACTTTTGATACAGACTTATATGTAAAAGAATTCGAAAGAAAAGTACAAGAGTTAGATGTGGTTAAAGGTGAACTAAAAAGAGATATAATCGACTATGATGAATTACAAGAATTAAAACCAAATGATATTTTAAATTTACAAGATAAGATTAATGATAAGCTAGAAGAAATAGAAGATGGTATAAAGGACATTATCAAAGTTGGTGATACAGTTGATACTGAAAGAAGATCAGCTTTTGATACCGATATGTCGCCAGATGAGATAAGAACTTATGGTGTTAAAAATAGACTACCTAAAAATGTAATTTATAAGATGTTAGAAAAATATCACTATTTAAAATTCTATAAAAAATGTAAACAAATTTTAGATGATGGTAAAGTGACAGACGCCGAAGTAGATAGTTTAAAAACAGAATCAATCGCTTCAACATTTTCAGATATAATTAGAAGAACGTTTAAGGCACCTAGAATGAGAGCAGGTGTTGAACTATACATGAAGTATTTAAAACAAGGCATAAAAGACGCTAAGAATAAAGCAGCTCAACATGCTGGTATAGACTACAATGAATTTGGTAAGGCAGTTAGAGATGCTGGTTTGCCTGAAGAAGTAAAAGAAGAAGTTTTAAATGAAGATAAATCTATAGCATTTACATTTGGTAGATTTAATCCACCAACATCAGGACATGAAAAACTTATAAGAAAAGTAAAATCTATTTCAGCGAATGACCATAAAATATATTTAAGTAAATCACAAGACAGTAAGAAAAATCCACTTTCTCCAGATGTTAAGTTTAGATTTATGAGAGATATATTTAAAGCACATAAACAAAATTTAGAAATTAGTCCAACTAATATGGTATTAGACCTACTGGCTAAACTACATAAAAAAAACTATTCAGATATAACTATGGTCGTAGGTAGTGATAGAGTAAGAGAATTCGAAAATATACTAAACAAATATAATGATGTAAAATCCAGACATGGTTATTATAACTTTGATAAGATTAATGTTGTATCGGCTGGCGAAAGAGATCCAGATGCCGAAGGAACTGCTGGCATTTCAGCAAGTAAGATGAGAGATGCGGCTGCCAAAGGTGACTATGAATCATTTAAAAAAGGATTACCAGCAAGTTATAGAAATCCAGCAGACATAGAAAGATTAATGAGTAGTGTGAGATCAGGAATGGGTATTAAAACTAAATTAGCCGCTAGTTATGGCGGTCTTTCTCATGTATCAGGATCTAAACCTGTGGCTTCAATGAATGAGTTTGAACAAAAACAAATAAGAGATTTGTATGTTAGAGAAGTAATCTTTAACATAGGAGATAAAATAGATTACATAAAAGAAAATCTACAAGGAACAGTAAAAAGACGAGGTACAAATTATATTGTACTAGAAGATAATAACAACAATTTACACAAGGCATGGATTTGGGATTGTGTTCCAGTTTCCTCAGATAAAGAAGTAGCTTTAAGAGAGTTTAATTTAAACATAGATTATGGATTTAAAGCAGTATCAGAGGTCAAAGAACCAGAAATTAAGAAAAAACTAACAGATTCGTTAAAAAAGAAAGCCTTTGGTGCTTTAAGAAAAGAGTTAAATATGAAACAAGATGAGAACGAGAGTTATGAGATAGGCGCTGACTATGCCAATCACACTAAAGAGGTGACTCCAGGTCAGAAACCAGACGCTAAACCAATTGACGCCAAACAAAAAGGTTCAGAAACAGTTATAACTAAAGAAGATATAGAAAAATGGCAAACCACAGATGAAACAATTGATAAATATAAGAAAAGATACTCCGAAGAATGGAAATCTAAACTAGATGAAGTAGTGAAACGTATGATGGAGAAGATATAATGTTGAAGTTTACAGATTATAAAGACAAGATAAGTAAGTCTGTGATGTATCATGTTGAGAATAACATACCGTTTGCTGAAAACATATATAGAATTCATAGTGAAGAATTTTATAAGTTGTTTAGAGAGGCTAGATCGATATTTAACGAAGGCCTATTAACTGAGGTTTCAGATTGGGACAAACAGTTACTAGAGTCCGATATCGGCGAATTTGATATTTTTGAAGGTGTGAAAGTGCCTTTAGATATGCCAATAGAAGAAGAAGACGAAAAGAATCCACCTTTGAACAAACCAAAAAGAGGTGGTCCGAAAAAGTTTTATGTCTTTGTTAAAGACGGAGACAAAATTAAAAAAGTTACTTGGGGTGACACTACAGGTTTAAGTGTCAAACTTAAAAATCCTCAGGCAAGAAAAAGTTTTGCTGCTAGGCATAAGTGTAGTCAGCAAAAAGATAAGACATCAGCTGCTTATTGGGCATGTAATCTTCCGAGATATGCCAAGTCTTTAGGTATGAGTGGTGGGGGAAATTTTTATTGGTAATGAACTCACTTGATAATTATTATAAACCATTTGAAGATTTTGAAAATAGTATTGCTGGTAAAGTATTTACTAGAGTTATTAAAGAAGACGTTAAACAAGATCAATTGATCTGGCATAAAGATAAGAAAGATCGTATTGTTAAAGTTGTTTATGGTACAGGATGGAAATTACAACATGATAATGACTTGCCTACTGAATTAGAGATAGGTCAAAATTATCATATTAATAGAGAGCAGTTTCACAGATTACATAAAGGTAATTCGGAACTGAAACTGGAGATAAAAGAATATGACTAAAAAAACATTAAAAGAATTTAGAACGCAGTTACATGAAGCAACAGCTTCAAAAACTAATTTACAATACATTAGAGCTAAAACTGCTAAAAACGATCATTTTGAAACTAGAAGATATATCGCCGCTGAAATTTTAAGAGATAAAAAATTAGCAGATACTTACTCAGCATTAGAAGTAGTACATGACAACTATGCTTCTGTTATAGGTAATGACGCTATTGCATTAAGACAAAAACTTGAAAGAGAGTTACAAAAACAATTAAAACAAAAAGTTTCCAATTGGGACGAAGTATGGAGTGACCTATAATGAGTAGATACAGACAAACAATGACTGAAGCTTTAAAACAAGTAAATGAAACAACATATGGTTGGACTATAGTTTCAAAAGCAAAAGACATTGCTAAAAAATTCAAAGATAATATGACTAAGGCTGTGGCAGAAATAGAAAAACTAGAAAAAGGTTTGTCTAAAAACCCTACAGTTGACGCCGAGTTGAGAAAGTATAATGAAGAAGTTTCTTTAGACAAAAATTTAAATGAGTTTAAGAAAATGACAGTATCTTTTAAAACACACGATATGATGTCCAAAGCTTCAACTGATTTAGCAAAACAAGGTTTCACAATTAGTGGTAATCAAAAGGCTTTAAAGGTAAATGGTAACGGTGCTGACCTTAATAAGTATGCAACAGATTTACAAAACAATTATGGCGCAACAGTAAGAGCAGAGAGTTATGCTATTGATGAAAGCGCTGATGAAGATAGTTACAATCCTATTACAGAGGCTTGTTGGGTAGGTTACAAACAAGTTGGTATGAAAGACAAGGGTGGTAAACAAGTACCTAATTGTGTTAAAGAAGATGTTTCTTTAGACGAAGCAAGTTTAAAAGATATTTTCACAGCAAACCAAGAAGGTAAAAAGGTAGAAGATATTGCTAAGAAATTAAAAATGTCGGTTGCTGATGTTAAAAAAATATTAGGTGAAGAAATTGGAGAAATATCCGAAGAAAATTTAGAGGAGTTTACTTCCGATATGATTAAGAGATTAAAGAAATCATATAGTACAATGCCTCAAAAACTTTCAACAGACCAAGCAAATGCATTAAGTCGTCATTTAGATAGACTTGATCTTACTTCTTTAAAAAAATTATCAAAAGAAAATATACCTTTTCTAACTACACTTGCTAGAAACAAAATATACAAGAAGACTGGTAAGTTTGAAGATGTAAATGAAGAAGATGGTAAAATTGGTCCTGCTGGTAAAATTGCTCTTGCTAAAGAAAAAGATACAGACGGTGTAGAAAAACAATTAGCTGTGGCTCAAGGAAAAATAAATATTCTAACACAAAAGTTAGAAAACGAAAAGAACAAAGCTATTAAACCAGTGCCTAATAAAGAAACAGGCGAAGTACCATTGACTATCGGTATCGCTAATAAACTTCTTAAAGATAAAGAAGAAAAAGAATCTAAGAAAAAACAAGTTAAAGAAGAAAAAAGATTGTATATAGAATCTATTATAAAAAAATCAAGGATAAAAAAATGAGTTATTTAAAACACAAACCAGGCAGTATCGAAGAAATAATGGCTAATCAAAACCAGAAGTTAAACGATAATGCTTATCAAGATATGTTCAAAAAAGAACTAGACAAAGCTGGTACAGGTATCGGCTCTATGTCACCAAAAGAAAAAAAAGACTTCTTCAATAAAATAGATGACAAGTACAAAGCGAAAAACGAAGAATTACATCCTAAAGATGTTCCTCATCTTAAAAAGATGGTTAAAGACGGAGCTAGTGATGAAGATATTAAAAAAATGCATCCTAGAATTACAGATTACGAATTAGAAAAATTAAAAGAATCAATAATTGATCCTAAAGGTATTAAAGAAGAAGACGCTTACGAGAATGATAGATATATTATCAAAAATGGTAAAGCAACTTTAGACAATTCAAATACACCTGATAAAAAGAATCATGTATATGCTGATGGCCATAAAGATGCTGAAAAGAAAGCAAAAGCAAAAGGCATTAAAGAAACTCATACAGGTCAGACAAAGAAAGCAAATAATCATCAAAGGTCTGCTAATGGCGAAAAAGAAGTTATCAAATCAGGTGCTAAACTAAAGTTTAAAGAAGCATACAAAAAGGTAAAAGAAAACCAAAAAACTGTTGATGATTCTATAAGCGATAATGCTAATCAAGAAGTTTCTGGAGAAGAAGATAAGAAAAATGATCCAGATATGAAAAAACCTAAAAAAGTTGCAGATACAGGTTCAAAAGCTACTCCAATTGATACTTCACCTGAAGTTGAATATAAAAACTAGTATTTGTTCTCTATTTGTTCTCATATTAGCTGTTGCCTTTTGGCACGGATATGATAGTATATAGATATGGAAAACACTATGAAAGCAAAAATTTACTGTGATATGGATGGAGTCCTTTGTGACTTCGCTAAAGGTGTTGAGAAACTAATCGGTAAGAATATATCTCAATGGTCGTATGGCAGTAAGTCTGAAAAGTGGGACGTAGTTAAGAAGACACCTAAATTCTGGCATACACTGCCATGGCAAGACGGTGGTAGACAGTTATGGTCTTTCATATCTAAACACAATGCTCATAT